TAAGTCAGCTGGGTGGTGTTGCCGATCATGGCAAAGTAGCCGGGGCGCTGGTCCACGGTCAGGGTGAGCTGGTTCCAGATGTGCATCCAATCACCGTACTGGCGATCAATGCGCTGGCCACCGATCTCAACCTCAACCTGGGAGACGATCTGCTCACCGGGGAAGTCAAGCCAACGGGCATAAACACCGTCCTGGGCGGAGCCCTTCATCTGCTGGTTGATCTCGGGGAGAGTGACCTGCAGGTAAGTGCGGTAAGCCAAATCACCGTTGCGGGAAATGGTGCAGGTGACACGGCGACCGAAGTCGGCCTGGCCGTTAAAAGTCTGCTCAATGGACTCCATGGCAAAGTTGGTGTGGCGCTTGTAGGACACCTTCCAGAAAGTGATCTGGGGGTTGCCAGTCAAGTAAACGTCTTGGGCGCCATAGGCGACAAGTTGCATCAATCCTCCTCCCATTTTTGTTGTTGTTGGTTATAATATGCCTAAAGAAAAAAAAATCGGGAAAACAAATGAATTAAACTTAAACTGCATGGCATGGTTTAATGCATTGGATGGCGTGTTACACCCATGTGGGGTAATTAATTATTAATTATTAATTATTATGACTCCAAACTAAGGTTGTGTTTCATGAACTGTGTCAAATATTCGTCATCTTCGTACATTTTGTATTGCCCATTGTGTTTTTTCGCAAACACGTAATTGTTGGAAGTGTTGGAAGTATTGGAAGTATTGGAAGTATTGGACGGATTGGAAGTGTTGGACGGGTTGGATTGTTTCTTAATATTCCATCCGCCTTCCAGCGCGTTGTGCAAAAATGTCATTAACTGAACTTGCTTAAGTTCGTGCGCTTGAAACGCCATCGGGTTCATCAACCTTGCCAAATATGCCGAAGTGTAAGTGAGCTTGGATCCGTCCATTTGTTTCAAAACATAGACATTGTTCCGTTTTTTTATGCTCCATCGTTGTTCTAAATATTTGAAAAAAAATGACATTTGAGCCAGTGCATCTTCCGACAATGCCGATTGAATGAAACTGCCGCTCTTCTGATGCTGCGACATATTCTGGATTCTGGCCCGACCCTGATTCCTAAATATTATAAAACGATAAATAATATATCATTAACATTACGCTAAATAATATATTAAATATATAATTCGCATCATTGTATTGCGCTGCCTTGCTCCCCCCGTCCGCCCTGTTGCCCTTATTGTCCCTCCCTATTGCCCCCCTGTTCTCCGTTTCACTGTTTTTACAATGCCGCCTCCAAATAACTCGTTCAAGCAAAAAACCAACAAGAAAATCGTGCTGGATGAAAAAAGCATCGTGACCTTGGACAGCAAGCACCGAGAGCATCAAGCCAAAATTTCAAAGCTGAAGACGGACACCATTCCCCGACTGATCAAAGAAAAGCGGGCGTTAAAACAGCAGCTGCTCGCAAATCCAACTCCAAGCAATGCGGTTGATTTGCAGGAACGGATTGATGAGCTGCGAACCACCATTCGCGAGCACAACAAGGAGTGCAAAAACTACTACCTGGACAACAACGAAATCATATTTGATTACTTTGAAAACAAGCAGCAAATTTGCAACGGGAACAACAAGACCAAAATCCTGAACGATTTTTTTCGCGTAGAGTGCGTGTCCAAAGAAGACGAACTGAAGCGCGTGAACCAAAGCAACGTGCAGCGGTATTTGACCAATTTGGACCCGTCCTACATTGACATCAGCAAGTACGTGTTCCCGACCGACGTGTGCCGGTATTGCCACGCCGGTGAAATGATCCCCGTGGACAACGAGGGCATCATGGTGTGCAACAATTGCTCCATCCATGTGAGCTACCTGGTGGAGAACGAGAAGCCGTCGTACAAGGAGCCGCCCAAAGAGGCGTGCTTTTACGCGTACAAGCGCATCAACCACTTCAAGGAAATTCTGGCGCAGTTCCAAGCCAAGGAAACCACGCAGATTCCGCCCGACGTGCTGGAAAACATAAAGCACCAAATTAAAAAGGAGAGAATTGACCTGCACACGCAGCTGACCGATAAAAAAGCAAAGGAGATTTTGAAGAAGCTGGGATACAACAAGTACTACGAGCACATCCCGTTCATCAAGGAGAAGCTGGGCATCAAGCCGCCCGTCATGTCGCCCGAGCTGGAGGAAACGCTGTGCAACCTCTTCATGGAAATTCAAGGGCCGTACGCCAAGTTCTGTCCGGAAGACCGCGTCAACTTCCTTAATTATTATTACACCGTTTATAAACTGTGCGAGCTGCTCAACCAGCGCGAGTTCCTGTCGTACTTTCCCATGCTGAAAGACCGAGAGAAGCGCATTGAACAGGACGAAATCTGGAAGAAGATATGCGAGGAACTGAACTGGGAATTCATTCCGACCATCTGAATCAGAAAACCTATGGTTTTCCGAACCTTTCCCTTAAATCATCTTAGTATCATATTCAGCTTTTAGGTTGCATGTAAGTCGCGCGTTCCAGGTGTGCATTTGGTGTCCCGACATTGCATGATGTGCATATTTCATTTTAGTGTCTCCTAGACTTCGTCTTCCGGGACTTCTTGCACTTCATAGATTTATTAGCGCTTCGCTTATTAGCGCTTCGCTTATTAGCGCTTCGCTTATTAGCGCTTCGCTTATTAGCGCTTCGCTTAAAACCACCCTCACTTTTTCGTTCTTCTGCTGCGAAACTTTTTAGTTCTTCTGCTGCGACGTCTATTATTTTTGCCTGTATCTCCAGTCTTAATTGTGGCAACAAAACATCATTAATAAATGGAATCATGTCGGGTGGATACCGGTTGCGTAAAAGATTGTGGTGCAACATGTGTTCCATTTCAACACATTGCAATAATGAGTATTTCTGAATTAACTCATTGACATTTTGGATATTTGAATGCAAATAACTGATTGCCTTATTTGTATTATTTATGCGTTCTTCTAAAATGGATTTCAATCGTTTCATTTCTTGAATGGGTCTTTTTGTGGTGCCCGTTGTTTGAATTTCTTTTCCTCCATAAATGATCTGTTGATGCAGCATATCAATGGCGGTTTCTCGTGTCCGAATATTCATATTTGCACTTAAAACCAACGATTCATTCATCAACATCCACACCGATGCTTCTGAATCCCTCACTACGAAATAATCAAACTTTTTGTAATTATTATTTAAAAAATCGTTCATTGCTCTATTAATTATTTCTTCGCGCGTTAGTGCGGGTAGTCCCGTCAATCCAAGAGTAGTATCATCATACATTTTTGTTTCCATGATGAACACACAATCACACAATCACACAATCACAATGCAATTATTTATAAATTGCATTATATAAAATAATTTTTTTGAGAGAAATTCTCTCGTATTATACCTTTTGAAACCGCTTAATTCGCATTAAACCTTGAGAACGTTTCCGGGGAAGCCGACGAGGTTGGCGCCGATGCCGAAGCCAGCGCCGCTGCGGGCCGACACGGCGAGAGTGGGCACGTAGGTGTCCAAGATGCTGAAGGTGGCAGCAGCAACCAGGGCAATGAGACCGATTTCATCCAGGTTCAGCTTGCGCTGGGGGATGGAGTAAGCAGCAAGGGCGACCAGCGCACCTTCCACCAAATACTTAATGGCGCGTTTGACCAACTCGCCTAAATCAAGAACACCGCCGATCATTTTGTTTGTGTGATTTGTAGATTATATAATGCAACAAGAAAAAATAATTATCATTGTGCAATTAATTGTGAGAATTCCCTTTGGCATGCAATTGATAATTAAATTAATACAATTGTTTGAAAATAGGCTTAAAATCAAAACCGAAATATTAAACACGTTGCACATAACCAAACCAATGACAGATCACGCATCATCATGCCCCCCTAAAGGCGTCACCCTCAATAAGTTGCCCGACGGCACCGTGAATCCTAAATATGTGGACTTGCTGGACGAGGACAAGCCCATTGCGGGCCAGAAGTTCGCGTGCCTGTCCTTCATTTCCCCGGAGCACATCATCAAGCAGCGTGAGCACTTCTTCTTCCAGGCGTTCGTGGAGCACTGGGACATCCACAAATCCACCGACAAGTTCCTGCAGTTCCTGAATTTTGTGTCCTACAAGTACGGTGTCAAGTTTGACAAGCTGACCGAGGACTTCCAGCAGTTCAAAGAATCGGAGAAGGAGCTCATTGCAAAGACCGACATTGTGGACGACTACAAGTCGTTCCTGGATCAGCACGAGGAGCGGCTGGACGAGGAGTTTGGCGCCAAGCACGAGTTCCAGACGTCGGTGCGCGGCCTCAAGGTGCGCGGCGTGTTCCCCTCGCAGAAGGAGGCCGAGCTGCGCTGCAAGATGCTGCGCGAGGTGGACCCCCACCACGACGTGTTTGTGGGGCCCGTGGGGCTCTGGGTCCCCTTTCATCCCGAGGCTTACAAGACCGGGCGCGTGGAGTACATGGAGGACACGCTGAACCAGCTGATGAGCGACAAGAAGAAGAACGAGGAGCAGGCGAAGTCGGAGTTTGACAAGCGCGTTAGGGAGGCCAAGCAGAAGGCGATTGACGAGAACAAGGCGCTGGCGGCGAAGAGCGGCAACAAGCTGACGCAGACGCTGAACGAGCAAGGCGAGCTGGTGGGCGTGTCTCAAACCACCGGAACCGATTTTGCGGTGGATCGCGATGATGGTGATGGCGATGTCAATGTGAGCGACATTCGCAACCAGTTGTTCAACGCGGAAAACGTGGTGCTCAATCCGGACAAGTCAGATCGCGGATTGTCGGTTCTCACGCACCCGCCGACCCGGCAAGACCAGACCCAAGACCAATCCAATGCCATGGAAGAAGTTGATTAATTGGTGATCTGCAAATCACAAATAATTTAATCGCAATGAACCGATTAAATCATTTTTTGAATATTTTGCATGTTTTGCATGTTTTGCATGTTTTGCATGTTTTGCATGTTTTTGCATTTGTTTAATGCAACCTATCGGTCGTTCGTTTAGTTCGGGTCAAGTGGGGCCAAGTAGTATGCTTCGTATTTCTTTGCAACCACTTCAACTGATTTCACGATAACGGAGGGGACAAATCCGTCGTTGTTGGTCATGTTGATGTCCAGTGCGATGGAGCCCAACCGATACTCACTATTAAGAGCCTTGAGGGCTGCAAGGTTCTGAGGTTGTTTCATATTGATGCCCTGATAGCCGCGAGCGATTGGAGGATAAGTGAATGGACCCATGTTGCTGGTGGGTTTGCGCAACCCGCTCACAGTATCAGTCGCATGCCTTTGTCTATAGATATCGGTTCCTGCTATGACTGCAAGAGTTCCTGAATCGCCATTAGCGAGTTTCCCTGCAAGCAATGCGCTCAATTCAGTGGGCATGTTATCAAACGGGCAAATCAACTGCACGTGCGTGTTGGTGTAGTCAAACGGAACCGTTTGACCCAAGAAATTAACAGTATCTACACCTTGTGTATTCAAGAATGTTGCCTTGTAGTAAAGGCTGATGGGGCCATTTGTAAGACTGACAAACGTCACCACCCATTGTGGGAAGTTGTTGGGATTGGGCAAAGCCGTCTGGGAAGACCATGCGGTGGGGAAGTAAATGTACGCCGACAAGTATCTCAGGTCAGAATATGAATAATTGACGACGGAATTGTCCGGTGGCGTGAAGTCCAATTTGATAGATTGCGTGCTGTTCTCATAGTTGTAATACCAACCAGTGAATGGCAGCAGGAGGTGGGGCATGGGAACCGGTTCGTGCATGTTCTTGGTGATCCTGCTGTACACCGAAGACTCGGTTTGGTTGAGAAGAGACGGCTTGGCGGCCACATACAGATCGTAGTTGGAATACATGTAGTCGGCGGCATACGCTCCGCTGACGGGCAGCACGTTGAGATTAATGGGGGAGGGGGAATACAGTGCAACGGTGTGATCGGCAAATGACGATGATCCAGAATTGAAATCATCCGTGAGCGCGAGCTTGATCATGTAAGTGCGTTTCTTGACAGTCACTTTTGGAAGTTCCGGGGACAATTGAACCTCGTTGTCATTCAATGTGAAGACGAATATGAACTGATCTCCTGGCAAAAATGGCAACTCACTGGGAGTTGAACCGTTCAAAACCACGGATGCGATGCGACCCGGATCATTGCGGCTAATGAGATTGAACAATTTCATGCCAATGTTGCCCTGCTCCGGAGTGATCGTGTCTGGAAGAGCCCACCAGAAGGGTGCGCTTGTCGAAGGACGATAACGGGACTGCACTAATTTGGTGTCGGCGTCGTCCGGTTTGGTGTAAGCTATCTTGTTTAGTTCGGTCATGATCTTGTT